TTCTGGCACGAGTTGACCCATGTCATCCTCGATCACGTGCGCCCTAAACTTTCCAACGACGAACGCTTTGTCGAACACTTCGCAGAGACAATGCACCAGATCGTTAAATCAGCGAGGTTCTAATGAAGGCATGGTCCCACTCAGCACTTAAAGACTTTGAAGGCTGTGCAAGACGTTATCACGAAGTACGTGTACTAAAGAAGTACACGCAGAAAGAAACAGAACAGATCCGCTACGGTAAAGAGTTGCACAAAGCCGCAGAAGATTATGTTAAAGATAACGTGCCCATACCCGCACACTTTTCTTTTGTGCAGCCTACGATTGATGCGCTCCTTGCAAAGCCGGGGACGAAGTACGCTGAGTATGAGATGGGGCTAACGGTTGACCTGCGCCCGTGTGGTTTTAAAGATGCCAGCTGTTGGGTGCGGGGTATCGCTGACTTACTGATCGTTGACGAAGAAAGTCTTACAGCATGGGTTGTGGACTACAAGACAGGTAAAGATAAATATCCTGACAAAGAACAGTTGACGCTGATGTCGCTCATGGTGTTTGCGCACTTCCCGATTGTGCGTATGGTGAAGTCTGCTCTGTTATTTGTAGTGAAAGATACGATGGTCAAACACAAGGTGGTGCTTGAAGAAGCCACTAACTATTGGCAGGACTATCGTGAACGGGTAGCGCGTCTTGAAGCAGCGTTTGCTAACAACGTGTGGAACCCAACCTCAACACCACTTTGTCCGTGGTGTCCTGTGAAAACCTGTGAATTTAATAAGGGGCATTGAGATGACACAAGTTAACGGCAAGCGCGATTACAAGCACGCATACAAGCTACAGAAAAAATCAGGCGAAACAAAAGATCAGATCGAGCGCCAACGCGCAAGGAGAATGTATGACAAAGACGGTATCGATAGAGCCGGTAAAGACATCGACCATATCACACCTATCCGATCTGGGGGGAAGTCTACCAAAGGAAATACGCGACTTCGCAGCCCAAACAAGAACATGGCTGACAACGGAAAGTAACGACACGCTAGTAACGCTGTGGTCTGCTAAACATGGAGATGGATGGTGGGTCAACCACATGGAAGTCATCCACAGCGACATAACAACAGAAGAAGCGTTCTGGCGTTTGATGTTGCATGAAATGATGCGCAGAAACTTATTGGACAAGCACTACCACGTGCAAACACATAAAACTTTATACAAACTAAAATGCAGATCATAGACAACAAAGCAGTCTTGCTACGGACACGCAAGCCTGACAAATACGCTGTGATACCTCGCAGCAAAAATCTTGGAGAAGTAGCCCCTGGTGTACACGAGGTACTTGTGTTCTGGGGTTTGGATGAAATGCGTGTGCTGCGCAATCTGGGTGTACGTAGCGTGCCGTCACCCATCAAGGCTAAATACAACTGGCCTGGGAAACACAAGCCGTTCGCGCATCAGATCGAGACAGCATCGTTCTTAACGCTACATCGACGCTCGTTTGTGTTCAACGATCCGGGCACTGGCAAGACGCTGTCTGCGTTGTGGGCTGCTGACTACCTGATGAATAAAGGTTACGTAAGACGTTGTCTTATCTTGTGCCCGCTGTCTATCATGCACGACGCCTGGATGAGCGGTATCGGCAAGAGCATCATCCACCGGACTGCAATTGTCGCGCACCATCCGCAAGCTGTGAAACGTATTGAGATGGTGCAGGGCGACTACGAGTTTGTGATTATTAATTATGACGGACTGAACTTAATTGCTAACGAGGTGAAGGCAGACGGACGTTTTGATCTCATCATTGTCGATGAGGCGAACGCATATAAAAACCAGAGCACGAGGCGTTGGAAAAGTCTTAACTCGTTAATCACACCGCACACTTACCTGTGGATGATGACTGGTACTCCAGCTTCACAGTCACCGCTTGACGCTTACGGGTTAGCCAAACTTGTTAACCCAACAGGTGTTCCAAATTTCTTCACAGCGTGGCGTGATAAGACGATGAATAAGATCACGCAGTTTAAGTGGGGGCCGAAACGAGAAGCGCCAGATCTTGTACACAGTGCGCTGCAGCCTGCCATACGTTACACAAAAGAACAATGCACCGATCTGCCGCCTGTGTTGATTGAGACGCGTGACATACCTCTCACACCGCAGCAGAAAAAATACTACGTGATGCTTAAGGAACGCATGCTAGTGCAGACTGCTGGAGAAGTTATAACAGCCGTAAACGCAGCGGCAAGTGTCAGTAAGTTGTTGCAGATAAGTGCTGGAGCCGCTTACACCGATGGGCGTGAGGTTGTGGAGTTTGATTGTGCGCCGCGTCTTAATGTGTTGATGGAGGTGCTTGAAGAGACTAAGCGCAAGTTGTTGATCTTCGCTCCGTTCAGGCACAGCATAGATACGATCAACACATACCTCACCAAGCATGGTATTGCTAACGAGATGATTCACGGTGACGTGTCACCAAAAAAGAGAACGGATATATTTAAGCGCTTCCAGAATGAGGATGACCCGCGTGTGCTTGTCATACAGCCTCAAGCCGCTGCGCACGGTGTCACGCTGACCGCTGCGGACACTGTGATCTTCTGGGGTCCAGTGATGTCCGTTGAGACTTATAAACAGTGTATCGCTCGTTCTGATCGTATCGGTCAGGACTCGACCAAAGTTACGGTGATACATCTGCAAGGCAGTGAGATTGAACGCAAGATGTTCAAGATGTTGGAAGAGCGCGTAGAGGATCACGCGTTGTTAATAAAACTTTACGAAGAGGAGGTTGCACGATGAAACAAAGCATGTATAATTCTTGACATAACACAAAAGGAGAGTTGATATGGATGCTATACCAATGGATAAATTGGCGCGTGTGTATCTCAAGATACGCACACGTATTCAAGAACTTACAAAAGATTATGAGTCTGAAGTTGAGGAACTAAAAGCGCAGCAAGATGAGATTAAAGCTGCGATGAAAGATCAACTTATGGCACTCGGCAGTAAATCGGTGAAAACCGATCAAGGCACTGTGATCTTAACGACTAAGACACGGTACTTCACGCAGGACTGGGATGCTTTCAAAACCTTCGTGGTGGAACATGATGCGCTCGATCTTTATGAGAAGCGTATTCATCAATCCAACATGGCTAAGTTTTTAGAAGATAACCCTTCGCTTGTACCCCCTGGTTTGAACTCAGACAAAGAGTTCGACATCTCTGTAAGGAAACCAACCAAATGAGTAACGTTACTGTTTTTAATCCTTCCAAAGCTCCCGCTTTTGCTAAGCGTGGTGGCCCGTCTGCAATTGCTTTAGCTTTAACTGGCGGTGTTAGTAGTGCATCTGGCAAGAACATCTCTATCAAAGGCGGTGTGTTTCGTTTGATAAGCGATGGTAAAGAGATCGCATCGATTGATGATCGGCACCTTGATGTTGTAGTCGTTGGAGCAGCGCCCAAGATCGGTCGTACGTTTTACATGGGCAAGTATGAAGAGGGTAAAACTACATCGCCTACATGCTGGTCAGCAGACGGTGATAAGCCCGACGCATCTGTTGCTGAACCCCAGCACTCCAACTGTGCTGACTGCCCACAGAACATTCAGGGCAGCGGTGAAGGCAACAGCCGCGCTTGTCGTTTCTCACAACGTATTGCTGTAGTGTTGGCTAATGACGTTGGCGGTGATGCACTGGCGCTGTCTTTACCTGCCACGAGTATTTTCGGTAAGGACGATGGCAGCGGTAATCTGCCTCTGCAAGCTTACGCTCGCTGGTTAGCTGCGCAAGACATCAAACCTGAAGAAGTTGTCACACGTATGCGCTTTGATACTAAAGCCGCCGTGCCTAAGTTGTTCTTCAAAACGATGCGTTGGTTGACCGACGATGAGTTTGCAACGGTCGAAACCAAGATTGACACTGAACACGTCAAGAAGATGGTGACTATGTCATTCAGCGCACCTCAGCCCCAAGTCGCACCGCCTGCACTGGAAGGTACCAGACCAAAGGCTAGTGCTAAAAAGAAAGAAGTTGTGGAAGAATCGGACGACAGCGAGCCGGAAGTTCGTAAGGAATCGGCGCCTGTTAACGCAGTACCCAAGAAGTCTGGGATTGCTGCTACCGTAGATGCTTGGGACACTGACGACTAATCAACAGGGGCGCAAGCCCCTTTAAACACTATGCCCTATTCTGACCGAACTAAAAACGTTGTTAAGCACGCCCCCCGCACTCTCGGCTCAAGGCTGGGAAAGTGGGCGGTGCACCGAGACTTTTCTGTGTTGCGTATTTCAAAATTTACAGGCGCAACGCGACAAACCGTTTACAACTGGCTATCTGGTGTTGAAGTAACTCCCGCATATCGCTCACGCGTGCAGCAGCTAATCAACATACTTGAAAGACACCCAACAGCCGATCACGCATGGAGACACATATGCGAGGAATACAACCTACAAGCCTGACGGATGCGGAGCTTTTGAACTACTGTGAAATACATTGGGAAGAAATCGAACCTGCTTTTTTGAAAGAGCTTCTTCGACGTATGGCCCAATACATGGAACAGCACATCCCTGACATTGCTGAACCTAAAGACGGACGGCAGTTACCCTTGTTCTGACCTGTGGAGTTTTCATGCAACCGCAAGAGTTCTTGGCGGCGGTACTCCCATCGACAGGTGTGTACTGTATTGCCGAACTAACATCAAAGAAAAAAGAGCATGTTTTTGCAACAAACTTAGGAGAGTTTCAGCATGTCGTAGATTCATGGGTTAAGGACAAGAAGGACGTTTACTTTGCGCTGGCTACCTTTAAAGAGGAAGGCAACCGCACCGCTAAGAACGCTGAATACATACGCGCTGCTTTTCTTGATCTTGACGGGTACGAGACGAAGCGGGATGCGGCAGAAGCGCTTGATGTGTTCCTTGAAAAGACAGATCTTGCTCAACTCGGTCAACCGCTTGTTGTTGATTCAGGTGGTGGGCTGCATGTGTACTGGCCGTTTACTGCCGACATTTCAATTGAACAGTGGAAACCTGTTGCAGAGAACTTAAAAAGACTTTGCGCACAGGAGAATATGCGTATCGACAACACCGTCACGGCTGATGCAGCGCGTGTCTTGCGCATACCGGGGACGGTCAACTTCAAGCCTAAGTACCCTAAACCGCGTGCCGTGCGCATTATGGTGGAGGCAAAGCCTGAAGCGTTTGAGTTCGAGTTGTTCTCCCACTACCTCATCAAGAAGTTGAACGGTCATGCTTACAACCCGTTACTGGCGCAGAAGGTTGAGATCGAAGGCGAGCG